ACCAATTTTTAAAGATCCAAATGCATTTAAAGCAGAATGGGACAAGTTTGTTGCATCGAAACCGAACTATAAATTAATTGCAGACCCTGCATTGTTAACGGCATTAAAAAATATGTGGATGCGGAGCGGCGGTATGAAAGCAGAATCAAAGAAGAACAAAGGAAAACGTGTATGAAAGTCTCCAGCATCCAAACTAAAGAACTTGCATTGTTAGAAAGCATGATGTCCGGAAGTGACCGAGACACACGTCGTTATTTGCGTAACATGCATGAGAATTTCGTTGTTCCATACATCAATTATCTAAACAAAGTAAAGACTAGACTTGACGAGGCAGAGTTAACCTCTGATCAAATTACTCAATTATTCCAGCAATCTGCACAAGGCGCACAAGCTAGTGGCGATAACTCCACTATGCTGGGCAAGATGTTACCGGACTCTATCAAACAAAAGTTTGCAGATAGCTTGCCAGCAGCCGATGCTGGCGAGGTGCCTGGTTTCGATCAAAAGGCGCAAGCCGCAGTAGCACAAGTACAAGATCCTACGACTAAACAAAGCTTGATGGGATTAATCAAGCAAGGGCTACAAAACCCGGTTACACAAAAATTGATTCTAACAGCAGTTAGCGGTATTGCTGGCGTAGCTGCTAGTGCAGTAACTGGCGGACTCGGTGGTAAAGTTGGGTCGACAGCAGCCGGCGCCTTAACTGGCGGTCTAATGGGCGTAGTCACTGCTAAGATGCAGGGTGCCGATTGGAAGACTGCTGGTAAGGCCGGCCTTAAAGGTGCTGCTATGGGCGGTGCAGCCGGGTTAGTTGGTGGCATGGCTGCGAGCATGGGTCAGCAGGCCATGAGCGCATTAAGCAGTGGCGGGCAAGAAACTCAGCCCGGGGCACAAGTTACTGTTGGCGACAAGCTGCCCGACGGTTCAGAGGTTACTGGATTAGACTCAGGAAAGCCCGGTGGCGAAGTTACAATAACATCGCCGGACGGAAAAGAAATGAAAGTTGGCAGGGAAGAGTATCACTCAATGTCGGGTCAGCAAGGAATAACCCCACCGGCCCAGGGAGGTGTTACACAGGGAGCTTCTAGTGATCCGGGTGCAGGAGTAACTGATGCACCATCGGGCATTACAGCAAGACCTACTGGACTACAGCCACTAAACAACTTGGACGGCAGTGAACGTCCGGGTGCAGCAGCAGCTAATGCGGCAGCAAGTGGAGGAATTAGCTCGTTCAATGCAGGGATCGCGCCTATTGGCCCCGACGGAACTCCGATGAAAGAAGTTCCATTTGAACCCGAGGATGCCGGGGCCACAGCTGGCGGAGTGCCGATTGCTTCAGCCGAGCCTGGCATCAATCGATTAACTGGTAAGCCAATTGCCGAGCCTACACATCGGGATAACATGACCCCCGATCAGCAAGCTGCAACACTGGCAAAGCAACAGCAACAAGCCGCAGATAGCGCTGCCGGAGAAGAAAACGCCAAAGAGTATTGGGCCAACAAGCCATCAAATACTCGTAGCTTACGCAAGGAATCTATCGACCGAGATCTGACTGTTCGTGTGTGGGCCCTAAATGAAAGTTTAGGCAAACCACGCGGGGGAGTGCATTTGACTGAAGCTGGCGTTGGTAGCATAGTATCTGGAATTGGTAAATGGTTAAAGACTAAGGGACAGAACCTAACGCAAACAGTGACAGCCGATAAGTTGCAACAAGCATGGACTAAAGCTGGTAAGCCTACAGATAGTGCAAAAGTAGCAGAGTTATTAAAACAGCAAGGCATATCCGACGCAATTATTGCTAGCGCATATAGCGCCATGGGAATTCCGCAAGATGCACCTGCCAACGCAGCCGCCGGCGAGAAGATTGAGCCTACTATGGATCCGCAAGAGCCAACACCGGCAACGGCAGAACCTGAAGCAGCAACAGCCCCAGCGGCTCAGCCCGAACCAGAAAAAGCAGCAGCAACCGCGCCCGGGGCAGAGCCAGCAGCCACAGCAGGTACTAGTATATTTGCAGATCCTAAAAAGCTAGCATACGACTTTGAAAGCTATATGGCAGATGGGGGCAAGATACCACCAGCTATGAGAGGTGTATTAAAGGACATCTTGCTCACCGCTTTGCGCACTGTAGAGAACAAACAACGTAAATTAAATGCTATAATTAAGGAGTCTAAGAGACTCCAGAAGCAAGTTGTTGAACTCAAAAAACGCAAACAAGTATGAAATTATTTGAAGTAAGAAACAAGCCTGCGCCATGGCTATTAACTAGGGGCGCAAGCAAGAATACCCATATCGAGCATCTTGAGGATTTAATATTAAATGATGGGTACGCTGGCGCACAGGCAGCATTTTCTTACTTAGATAATATACGAGCAATGCTGGCACAGGGAACAGGTAGCGTGGGTAAAGTTACAGTCAAGTGGGACGGTGCCCCTGCAATAGTTTGCGGTATTGATCCCGAAGACAGTCAATTTTTTGTTGCAACAAAAAGTGCATTTTCTAAGAGCCCAAAGCTAATCAAGAACAAAAAAGATATAGCTAAATGGTATAGTGATAAACCCGAGTTGATGACAAAGTTAGAGTATGCTCTCAAATATTTGCCTAAATTAGATATTGGTAATGTTATGCAGGGCGACTTGATGTTTATTGACACAGACATTATGCAAGCAGAAATTGGCGGTGAACTATGTCATGTATTCACTCCTAATACTATCAGCTATGCAGTGCCAGTTAATAGTGCAATAGGAAAACGTATATCTACATGCAAAATGGGCATTGTATTCCACACGGCATATGAGGGATCATCTTTGCCTGAAATGCAAGCAATTTACGGTGCAACGGTCAATGGGCTAACTAAGAATAATTCTGTGTGGTTCGACGACGCTACCTATAAAGATTACACAGGCCGTGCAACACTAACTACTGAAGAAAACAACGCCATTGAGTCAAACATTGCCGCAGGCCTCAAAACATTGGGTAAGTTTGAAAAGAAAAAGGCGTTATTTGATGTTATTTTAGCCAACCACGAGTTCGCCAAACACATTAAACCATTTGTTAATAGTCGTATACGCAGTGGTGAACAAATTGGTGATCTGCTAGGGTTTTTGAAAGAATTCATAGTTTTCTATAAAGCTAAAATGAATTTAGAGATAGAAAAACTTAAAGGTGGGCCCGATAGCAAAGCTGCACTAGCTAGAGTTGAACAAATTAAAGAACAAGAGCAATTTATTGCAGATAATAACAACACTTTATTGGCCATAATGGCCATATATAAGCGTGTAATTGAAATAAAATTAGCTCTAGTAAGAAAGTTGCAACAAGTAGAAAGCTTAGTAGGCGCATTTGTTAAAACTGAAAACGGATACCAGGTCATGAATCCCGAGGGATTTGTAGCCATTGGTCAAGATGGCGGAGCAGTAAAATTAGTCGACAGACTAGAGTTTAGCCGTCAGAATTTTGCCGGCATGCAAGACTGGAAAAAGCAATAATTTTTGTCAATTTGGTAAATATTTGCATGAGGCACACAAGCCCATATTAATTAGGAGAAATAAAAATGGCAATTTTCACACGTACAAGCGGTGACGCAAAAGGCGTAGTTCACGTTGATACAGCAGTCCACGGTGGTGGCATTGGTTCTATCGTTTCCACAGGTATCGGTAAGCACCCATCGATCTTCAAGATCGATGCAGGTTCTGAAGACCTACGTGGCGAAACAGGTACTGGCGGCGCAGTAGAAACAATTCTACGTTTGATCGCTACTCAAAGCACCTTGATCGCTTACCAAGTTGAGAACGATAACAGCGGCGAAATCCGCGTTATGGTTGAAGCTACTGGCTTTGACGCAGCTGGCCTACAAGCCGCTGTTCGCGCACTAGGCGCAAGCGTTGGTGCAGGCGGTGTTGACTTGACTGGCGCAACTGTTGCTCTAGTTGGTTTGAAGTCTTAATTTTTAATTAAGCAAAACAAAAGGCAGATTCGTTCTGCCTTTTTTCACGGCCGCTAAATACTGCATGTCGGGTACTATATTTCAGTTAGTAACATTAGTTGATATTACTGGCACGGGCGTAGTCAGAAGCAGTAATGCTCATGACTTGCAACGTAATCAGCAAAGAAACTACGAAACAGTATTGCAAGTTCTAGGATTACGCACACAGCCGCATGTTTTGGCCAAGCCCGAAGTTATTGATATTGCGGGCCCCGAGCTTGTTAAAAGTTGGTTTGGAGAAACATATCATTACAGAACGCAGCGTGTCTGGGTGTTACATTTTAGAGCAGACCGGGACGATGCATATGCAATTAGCGATGACGCAGTCGGTGGACTATTGCAAGACTTTGAACAAGTCCCAGTTATTACTGGGTTAACTGATACCGCATCGTTTTTACTGCCTATATTTTATCCGCACGGTGCAATTAAAAACATACACATAACCGCGCACCTAAAAGCATAAATATTCTAAAATAGATGCTACTCATCTTCATTATGGCACACACTACGGCTCATTTAGGCACACTACTCACAGCATCGTTTATTTGAATTAAACGAGGAAATACATGTCAACTACAACAGATATAGAAAAGAAAAGCCTGGAGGCTCACGTGGAACTTTGTGCAGAAAGGTATAACGCTTTGGACAAAAGTTACATAGCACTGCACGGTAAAATTGAATCTCTTAACTCTAAAGTTGAGAAACTAGACGCACATATTGTGTCCATAAAAGAATCCCTTGCTGGTAGCGGCGACAAACAAAGTAAACAACTTATTGCAATTGGGACCGCAATAGTATCAGTACTGATTACTGGTATCATAACACTAACTATACACTTCATTAATAAATGAGAATAGTGGAAATATCAAATAAATTACAACTTCCTATTACAAACGAAGAGGCAGCTTTATTAGACAAGTTTGACTCTGGGGAAGTTGTAATGAAAAGCGACCTCAACGAAAGACAGCAGCTTGTGGCCAATCAATTGGTGGTCAAGGATGTTCTGTTAAGAAAAAATCAAGATGGCAAAATTATCTACAAGAAAAAAGTCAAAAACTAAACACAAATTACCCCCGGAACAACTAGCTCAAGTTGATCATGGAGTCACTCAAGTAGTCAAGTATATTAACGATTGGAAAAAGAAAGAACTATTCCAATTGGCTGCAAACCCAAAGCCGGGAACAATTCCAATTTGTATTCCGGTGGGGAAAACATCCTATGTAGTAGGCAGGTACGGGGTCATGAAAGAGGGCGCTGTTTGGGCAGCAGTCAATAGTTCAAACAATGATAGGTATAACTTTAGTCGCAGGGCCACTGCTATAGTTTACACCTTATGCGAGCAAACAGGCCATAGAAAATTGGCACAATCCATCTTGCATCATGATGCAAATGTAATTAAAATTGCTGAAGAACTTGAAGCGTATACTTATAAGAAAGAGTGCGCCAGCCGGAAACGCGATTACTGGAGAGTTGATCATTTTAATATAATGGCAGCTTCTGCCGAGTTTCGACTATCTGATGCCAAAAATCAATTGGAGAAAAGCATCCAATTGGCTAAATATTTTAAAATTTGGGCAACATAACTTTAAGTTTTGGTTCTGAACTGGGTACTAGTACTCCGATTACAAAACCATTAATACCTTCGTTGAACTAAATACACAATAACTGTCAGGAATAATCCGCTATGAACTTAAAAGATATCAGCCCCAGGGCAACTGCTACTAAAATGAATCGTATCATGGAAAGCCGATTTGGCTTTTCGATTGATTACAACAACCTTAGCTTGGATAAAGCATCGAGGTTAAATCGCAGTATAACAGAAAATATTAACCGTATCCGTAAAAGCTATGGAGTACACACTGCCGAAAAAAGCCCAAAATACATGGAACTATTGCTAGTCCGCGAAGCATTGGGTAAATGGATTGCAGAGCATCGTCAACTTAACGAAGGCGAAATGGGCAAGAGTGAAGCCATCCTTGCAGCCAAGGACATGGTAGACAGCATCCAAGACATGCTAGAAAAAGTTAGCAAGATGCAAGTAGAACAAATGCCTGCACTAATTGACACTATTCGTGATCAAATTGGCAATGAACAAGCTGATGCATTTAAAAACAGCGTGGGTCAACTATTGGCAGGTATGCTTGATCAAATGACACAAGCTCGCGAACAAGCCGACTCTGCATCACGCCAACTAGCCGGCGAACAAGTTGCTCCGGGCGGCATGGCCATGCCTGGAGAGGCTCCGGGTGCCCCAGTTGCTCCTGTTGCAGGGGACGACTTAGGCGGCGCAAGCGCAGAGTTAGATCAATTGGCTGCTGGCGATAACTTTGCAGCAACTGATGCCGCAGCAGGCGGCCCAGAAGAGTTAGGCAGAGAGAAGCGCTAATGAGAGCACACGAGTTTTTACTTGAATCTGATCTCGACGGAGATGGCATCATTGAAGATGACGCTGTAATCCGTGGAGATGCTAATCTGGCTAATGCACTGGAAACTCTGCGTAACCAATCACACGACACACACGATGTGCCTATGATTCGTGTCGATAGCCTGATTAACATTGTTCGCAACATGCCCGGAACAGAAATGTTCAACGTTGAGAATTTGTTAGATGCTTACAAGTCTAATCCTACTATCAAGAATCTAATTAGTGATATCAAGGACAATAAAGACGGCGTCAAGTATGCGTATTTGGCAACATTTGCAGACGATCCAGAAACCAATCAAGATGAAATAGAGAAATCTGGAGTTGCTGTCGGTGGTACTGCAAACACTATTGGTTCTATGGCCAAACGTGCATTATCCAAGCGTAGTTAAGATCAACTACACAAAGAATCCAAAACCCACAATTTGTGGGTTTTTCTTATTAGGCTAAACGGCAATAGTACATTTGCATTTGTCAGTATGCTTTTGTTATACTATCAACATGTTAACTTCCCCTTATAATTATACACCAATCAGTAGAGAAGCAGTAGACGGCAAGCGACATTATTGCTTACCCGACGGTAGCAAAGTTCCTTCAGTTACAACAATTCTAGATAAAACCAAAAGCGAAGAATCTAAACAAGCTTTGCAAAATTGGCGCCGGGCAGTCGGGGAAAAGAAAGCTCAGGAAATTACAACAGAAGCAGCTAACCGCGGAACTCGTATGCATAAGTGGTTAGAAACTTATGTTAAAGAAGGCGATATGGGTCTCCCTGGTTCCAATCCCTATAGCAAACAGAGCCACAGCATGGCCAATATTATTGTATTCGAGGGGCTAGGCAAACATGTCACTGAATACTGGGGTGTTGAGGTTCCAGTGTACTACAGTGGCCTTTATGCTGGCACTACAGATTGTGTAGGTTTGTGGAAGGGAAATCCGGCAATTTTAGACTTTAAACAGACAAATAAGCCTAAAAAACGTGAATGGATTGGCGATTATTTCCTTCAGCTAGCTGCATATGCCCTTGCACACAATAACACACACGGAACCGATATTAAAACAGGCGTTATTTTAATGTGTAGCGCAAATAATGAATATCAAGAGTTTGTTATCGAAGGCAACGAATTTGAATTTTATACCAACGAATGGCTAGCCCGTGTTGAAAGCTACTACCTTAGTCGCTAAATATAGTTATTAAGGGATAAAGAGAGATGGCAGTAACACAGATTTCGCAGATCCAAGTTCGCTGGGGCCTGCAATCAGATATTGGGCAATTGGCCGCTGGCGAATTTGCATGGGCAGTTGATACACAGCGTCTCTATATCGGCAACGGTACTGTTGAAGAAGGTGCACCGGTCAACGGCATAACTGAAGTTATTACTGGTGCATTTGATGCAACAGAAATTTTGGGAAACTATACCTACAAGGGCAACTTGGGTGGCTACGAGGTCGTAACAGGTCCTAATGAATCAAACCCAATAGTAAGAGCTTTTCAGTATAAAATTGACGATTTTGTCAATGTTAGAGATTTTGGTGCATCGGGCACCGGTAACACCGATGATACCGCAGCTATTCAACGTGCATTGTACGAACTGTACAATCGGCAGAGTGCAATAACCGGACAAAGAACTAGGCGTGCTCTTAGATTCAATGCAGGTTCTTATAGGATTGACGGGAATCTTTATATTCCTCCATATGTAACTCTTATTGGGGAAGGTATGGATAATGTCAAATTAGTGTTTACTAATGGATCTGCATCGTTAACTACTAATACTGGCGCACCCACTAATGTTTTTTCTACAGTGCCTAAATATCCATACGCAGTAAATGTCTCGGGCATGACGTTGCAAGGGTTAAGCGACACTGACATTTTACAAATCGATGGAAGCACAGACATTGTATTCTCAGACGTAGCATTTGTCGGGCCGCGTAATATGCCTACTACTCTAACTGGCGCCGGTTGTGTTCGTATTAAATCTACAGTAAAGAAAACATCTGGGATATACTTTAATCGTTGCACTTTCACTGGTCTAGGATATGCTGCTCATATTACTAGTGCTACTGGTACTAGTGATATTGTATTTGATAATTGCCGATTTGCTGAATTGGTGAGTGCAGTACACACAGACTCTGCAACCGGTATCCCTAGCAAGATTAAAATCTCTAAGTCAGTATTTGTAGATATTTTTAGTTCTGCAATAAACGGAGCCGTGGGAGTAACTGGGATTATCAGTACTGGCAACTCATTCGTTAACGTTGGTTCAAAATACCAAGGTGACGAAACTGCAAATTCAGCATGGGACCCAGTTATTGTTTTCCGTGCAAACAATAACTATTCTATTAGTGATATATTTGAGCGCAGCATTGCAATTAGCCAAACCTACCCTAGAATATCTTCTGACGGATTTAGCATCGTTTATCTAAGCGTTGACGAGTGGTTTGGTTTGGGCACTGCCCGTTCTATGCCCGGAAAAAAATACACATTACCTACAGGCGAGTCTTTTACAATACCTTTGCCGGCTGTGGCACACGGCATAATTAATTATAGTGCAGTTCGTGACAATAGTGTTCGTTCTGGTTCTATTAAATTTAGTTCTGTAAACAATGTATTAGTCTATGATGATGAGTATACTGAAACCTCTGATATTGGCCTATCAATGCAAATTGTTATAATCAATAATACAATTACTCTTAGTGGTGCAACTGTCAATAATAATGCAGCAACAATACTAAGCTTCGACGTAAAAACTTTATCATAAAAATCTATGTGGAATCAAAAACCCGATGAGCGCTTGCGGGAGTGGAAAACCTTTCGCCGAGAAATCAGTAAAATGCCCCTAGACCAAGCATGTAGTAAGACATCGCATCTTTGGAGCTATGCACCGTATGTAAACCATTATCTCGATCCAGACAAAGACAGTAGCACAACCCCGTGGCCCAATCCATGGGAACTTTTGCACGATAATTATTACTGCGATATTGCAAAAGCTCTGGGAATGTTGTATACTTTATGTTTAAGCGAGCACGAGCCAGCGGATATAGAATTGCTAATTTGCCAGGATGCGATAACTCGACAAGCATACAATTTAGTGTCTCTAGCAGATGGGAAATATGTGCTTAATTTCGAATTCGATTCGGTAGTAAATAAGACACAATTGCCAGAGGGCATGATAGTGCATGCCAGGTACACGCCAAAAGATCTAAATCTAGATCAATATTGAATAAAAATAAGGAAATAATCAATGACACATATCACAGTATCAAAAAGAGATGGGGCAAAAGCTCCATTGGACTTAGAAAAGATACATCGTGTAGTGTTTTGGGCCACAGAAGGAATTACAGGGGTTAGCCCTAGCGAAGTGGAAATTAAAAGCCACATTCAATTCTATAATGGTATCAAGACATCTACAATTCAAGAAACTCTAATTAAGAGCGCAGCAGACTTAATCACAGAAGAAACTCCTAATTATCAATATGTAGCAGGCAGGTTAATTAACTATCATTTGCGTAAAGAAGTTTATGGTACATATGAACCGTGGCCTTTGTTAAAATTAGTTAAGTTTAACGTAGACTTGGGATTCTATGACAAGGATCTAATAGAGGTATATTCCGATGATGAGTGGAATACCCTAGATACTTACATTAACCATAAGCGTGATGAAAATTTCACATATGTGGCTATGGAACAATGGCGAGGCAAGTACCTAGTACAAAATCGCGTACACAAACAGATCTTTGAAACACCGCAAATGGCTTATATGGTCATTGCAGCCACTCTATTCCAATCGTACCCTAAAGAAACCCGTTTGCAATGGGTGAGAGATTATTATGATGCTATTAGCTTACATGACATTAGTCTACCTACTCCTGTTATGGCTGGAGTCAGAACGCCCCAGAAACAATTCTCAAGCTGTGTTCTTATCGAGAGTGATGACAGCTTGGATAGTATTAATGCTACCAGTAGCGCAATTGTTAAGTATGTAAGTCAAAAAGCCGGCATCGGTGTTGGTGCTGGACGCATTCGTGCTATCGGTTCTCCAATTCGCAAGGGCGATGCATACCACACTGGAGTTATTCCTTTCTTTAAGCACTTTCAAACTGCCGTTAAAAGTTGTAGCCAGGGCGGAGTCCGCGGCGGCGCAGCAACCTTATACTACCCAATCTGGCACTTAGAAGCTGAGGATTTGTTAGTACTCAAAAACAACAAAGGAACCGAGGAAAACCGTGTCCGTCACATGGATTACGGTATTCAATTTAACAAGCTCATGTATGAGCGATTGATTACTGGCGGCGATATTACATTGTTTAGTCCGGCAGATGTTCCGGAAATGTACAACGCATTTTTCGCAGACCAGGACAAGTTCAGAGAACTGTACGAACGTGCAGAGCGCAACACCAAGTTACGTAAAAAGACAGTTAAGGCTAGCGATTTGTTTGGTGCATTTATGCAAGAGCGTAAAGACACTGGACGCATCTATTTAATGAACGTGGATCATGCAAATACACATAGCCCGTTTAAAGAAGACTTGCACCCAGTTAAGATGAGTAATCTTTGTACTGAAATCAATTTGCCCACACGTCCGCTGAATGACATTAATGACCCCGACGGGCGTATTGCATTGTGTACACTCAGTGCCATTAACTGGGGCAACGTCAAACGTCCCGAGGACTTTGAGCGTATGTGTACATTGGCTGTTCGCGGACTTGATGCATTGTTAAGCTACCAAGGTTATCCGGTGTTAGCTGCCGAGTTGTCTACAAAAGAATTCCGTCCGTTGGGCGTAGGCATTATTAACTTTGCTTACTTCTTGGCCAAGAATGATGTTAGTTACAGCGACCCGGCCGCATTGCCTTTAGTAGATGAGTACGCAGAAGCATGGAGCTACTATTTGATTAAAGCAAGTGCCGATCTAGCAGCCGAGCAAGGCCCTTGCACCAAATGGCAAGAACTCAAGTATGCAGATGGCTTGTTGCCTGTTGACACACGCAAACGCGAGGTAGACGAATTAGTACCTCACCTCGAGCGCATGCCATGGCGCGCCTTGCGTGAGCAGATCCTGAGCACAGGCATTCGTAATGCCACACTAATGGCCCTGATGCCGGCAGAGACTAGCGCACAGATCAGTAATGCAACTAACGGAATCGAACCACCGCGCAGCTATGTTAGTATCAAACAAAGCAAGGACGGTGTGCTAAAACAGGTTGTGCCTGAGTTTAGAAAACTAAAGAACAAATACGAGTTGTTGTGGAGCCAAAAGAGTCCAGAAGGATACTTGAAAATTTGCGCAGTGCTGCAAAAGTGGATGGACCAAGGAATTAGTGTTAACACTTCCTACAACCCGCAACACTACGAAGATGAGAAAATTCCAATGAGCACTATGTTGCAACATTTGGTTATGTTTTATAAGTATGGCGGCAAGCAATTGTATTATTTTAATACATATGATGGCCAAGGAGAGATTGATGTTGATAAGCTTGCAACCCAGCCGTTAGAGCAAGTCATTGTTGACCAAGACTCGTGCGAGTCGTGTGTAATTTAAGGAATTAAAAATGAGCGTATTCAATATTAACAATAAAACAAAGCACACAGAAGCGTTGGCATTTCTGGACCCTAGTGGGCCAGTTACCATCCAACGTTACGAAACTTTAAAATACAGACAATTTGACAAGTTAACTGATAAGCAGCTGGGCTTCTTCTGGCGTCCCGAGGAAATTGATGTTACCCGGGATGCAAAGGATTTTAAAGATTTGACAGACTTTGAGCAGCATATCTTTACTAGTAACTTAAAGCGTCAAATTTTACTTGACAGTGTACAAGGACGAAGTCCGGTGCTGGCATTTTTGCCGTTAGCATCTATTCCCGAGCTAGAAACGTGGATTACCACTTGGGCATTTAACGAAACTGTTCATAGCCGTAGTTACACCCACATTATTCGAAATATCTACAGTAATCCTAGTGAAATTTTTGACGGGCTGATGGAGATTGAACCCATTGTCAATTGCGCCAAGGATATTTCTAAGTATTACGATGACCTCATCGATGCTAGTAACTTGCATAGGCTCCTAGGGGAGGGCACACATACTATCAACGGAAAAGAAGTTGTTGTTAACACATACGAACTTAAGAAGAAATTATGGATTGCCATTAACTCAGTCAATGCGCTAGAGGGCATTCGTTTCTATGTTAGTTTTGCTTGTTCCTGGGCATTTGCTGAACTAAAGAAAATGGAAGGCAATGCTAAGAACATTAAACTTATTTGCCGGGACGAAAACGTACACTTGGGTAGTACACAGACTCTAATCAAAATATTGCCACAAGATGACCCCGATTTTGCAAAAATCCGTGAAGAAACTATCGATATTTGTACAAAAATCTTCCAAGATGCAGCCGATCAGGAACGCAAGTGGGCCGAGTACTTATTCAAAGACGGAAGTATGATTGGCTTAAATACTCAGTTGCTGTGTGATTACATCGACTGGATTGCTGCAAAACGCATGACAGCTATTGGATTAAAGCACTCATTCAAGACAGGAAGCAACCCGCTTCCGTGGACTGCTAAGTGGATTGCTGGCGCCGAAGTTCAGGTCGCTCCTCAAGAAACTGAAATCTCCTCCTACGTTGTGGGCGGAACCAAGCAGGACGTTACAGAAAATACATTCAAAGGATTTAGTTTATAATGTTAACCGTATATAGTAAAAATCACTGCCCGTTTTGTGATCAAGCCAAAGCTTTATTGACAAGAAAAAATATTGCGTTTGAGGAAATTAAAATTGACGAAGTTCCGGATGCACGCCAATTTGTTATGGAAGCCGGTCACAGAACAGTCCCGCAGATTTACAAAGACGGTAAAGTCTTTGTTGAAGGTGGCTACACCGGGCTAGCCAAGTTAACTGAAGAAGAAATCAATCAACGTTTAGGAAATTAAGATGCTATTATCGAATTCAAATTTTGTCAAGGGCGATGTTATCGGCTTGAAGCTAGTCAATGGCGATGAAGTTATTGCTGAATTGGCAGAGGTTACTGCTGATGGGTACAACTTAAATAGACCGACTGTGGTAGTCGGCGGTGCCAAGGGCATCGGCCTTATTCAGGCCATGTTTAGTTTGCCCGTTGGCAAGAGTGTGTCTGTTAAAAACGAGCATGTCATGATGACTTGCGAGGCTACACCAGAATTGCGAGATCATTACATTGAAGTCACAACTGGTATCAAGCCAGTATCCAAGGGCTCTATTATCGTATGAGCGGACCAGTCACATATTCTGTAACTCCATTTGCTAGTTCAGTTATCGTCGGTGACCAAACCGCCGGCAACGGAAACGGTGGTGCGGGGCTTAACATAGCCACAGTCACTGCTCGTATGTTCGGTGGGGACAGTTTAGATGACGGAACCCCAGCAGGTCGTGCTAGAGCCGATGCATACATGGCCAAGCAAGTTAAAGCCGGTGTCTTTAAACAAGCAGACCTTGATCGCGGCGATAAGGTTATTCCCAAAGAAGTGGACAGCAGACAAGCACCGCCAGTTAACGGCACATCAGTTGATTGTAGTCTATTCAGCCAAGGCTTTAACTTGGGCACCAAGTTGAGCGCAAACACTACCTTGGGCGATTTCATCAACAAGTTAGTGGCTATTCCCAATTGCAAACGCAACAGCGTTCCGGAGCAAATGGGACTAACGCCAGCTCAAATTGTTTGTAACCTTGCGCATCTTTGCGTTAACGTATGGGAGCCTATTAAGGCCAAGTATCCTAACGCAATTATTACTAATACACTACGAGTAGGATCAAACATTGGCGCAGGTCCGCATGGCACTGGTCAGGGCATGGATATACAATTCAACGTCACCGGCGGCGGCAGTATCAATCCGGCAGAATATTTTGCTATTGCACAATGGATCAAGGACAACATTGCATATAATCAGCTATTGCTAGAATATAGCACAGTCAAAGGTTACTTAGTTGCTTGGTTGCATGTCAGCATATATGCTGGCACCGGTAAACAGGTTACAGGGGCTAGTCGCGTAATGACCTTCATGAACAATCGAACACATTCAGTTGGCTTGTCCAACTTGGCAAATTAATATGGCAAATCTTACCCCATTACTGTTAATAGCCGGAGTCGGCTTATTGAAAAACTCAGGCATTGGTATTAGCAAGGATCTTTCTAGCAGTGCCGAAACATTTAACAGCAGCGGAGTCAGCGCAGCCGTCCAAGCAGCATACAGTCGAGTTGACGATGAAGGCAAGGCCATATTGGCCTTGTTGCCAGTATGCTTGACTGGGCTACCTCCTGATGGAGTTGAGCGTGCCGCAGGTGCTGGCAATAATGTAGTTGGTGATATTCTATCCACTGCCACATCAATTGTTAGCAAGGGAGTACAGGGAATCACTAGCCTAATAGGCCAAGCTAGCTCTTACGCTGCAACAGCATTTGGATTCCAAGGTGCATTAGCTCAGGCTCAGGGCATGAAATTTGATGACATGGGTTTTACTTTTGGCAACTTCAATGACTTGTCTAGCTGTGGAGTTACTAGTCAATTTAGTCCCACTACCACCGCAGCCTTTGGCACTGAGTTGGCTCGATTAGGTACGCTATTTGATGTAACGGACTTGTATAACTTGGCTAAACCTGGGGCAGTTTGTGCCAATCTAATTACACAAGGATACGGATATGCCGGAAGCTTGTACGTTAAGTTAGAAGATGAGGGACTCGATCTAGAAAACTTACCTTACGAAAATCAAGATGTTATATTGGGAGTTATGTCCACTATCACAGGACACGACTTAACTGAAATTTTAGACGGTACTAGTTTTAATCCTTTCAATCCCGATGCTATCCAGACACTAGCAGACGTGCTCGACATCAACAATGTATTAGGCCCGGATATAACTAGTGAGATATCTAGCCTCGATGCACTTTCAAACAAGCTAGGTAACATTGGCGGCAGCTTTTCTAGTGCAGCAGAGATAGGCGAATTTTATTCTAGTTTAGAAATTAAAAGTTTTCCAGCTCTGGCTTCTCTAGGAACATTGTTACCTGATAGTCTCGTAGGCGATATGAGTCCAATTATTGGATCGGGGTCGGGCCCGTTCCGTAATCCAACTGCAACTGATATTTTAGGCAGTGCAGCCGGAATTGGGTACACTGACAATATCAAGCACTGTGTCGATACACAGCGTGATCTAATAAACAATAACAGCAACGTTAGAAATTTAGTAGATTACTTAGAGTCAAATTTAGAACAACTGGATAACGCCATGCTGTCAGTCTTAGTTTCCAATATTAATGAAGACTCGGGCATACAAGAAGTTTTAGATCAAGCAAATGAAAGCATGATCAACGCAGCAAGCCAATTATCAACAGAAAAGAAGAATCAATTGATTGCTGGGTGTAAGTTTGGCGACGACATGCTGCCGGGTAGTGTAGGCGGAGTTATGAGTATGACTACTCAGCTACCCGGCCTATCTTTGGATCCTATGAATTTAGGAGTGGGCAGCATGTTATCGAATATGGCCGGCGATGATACTTACGGCGAAGCATTACAAGCCAGCATCGTTGAAAGCAGAAATCTCAGCAGATTTGCTGTGTTTGGTATTGAGCCGGGACAAAAAATGGACCCGGCGGCCTATGCCAAAAGTCTAAGTGGTATGATCTAAGAGACTCGTCTCTTGCTCATTGTCCACAAAAGTGTTATTATTGCTGGTCACTGGTACCAGTAAATAACTTATTACGAAAGGAACTATTATGTACGTAGATAATACACGTAATAGGATGTTATTGTTGATAATGGCTTTTATTGCAGCCACATCGATGAGCTTTAATATAAAGCAATTATTCGATATCAACTACTATAAAACACTAGCATCCGAAACTCAGACAGTACTGCAAAGTATGTCTCCAGTAAAAGTAATGCCAAGTCTAGCATCTTTACGCACTGTAGCAGTTAGCAAATCAGAGTTGCAATGCATGTCAGAAAGCATTTACTATGAAGCTGCAACACAAAGTCTAGTAGGCAAAATTGCAGTAGGGCAGGTTGTCCTAAACAGAATGAACAAGCCCAATTACCCTAATACGGTATGCGGTGTTATTAATCAGCGACTAGGCGATACTTGCATGTTTAGCTGGAAGTGCGCCGAACCTGCTGCTATTAAAAACAGTAAAGCATGGACTCAAAGTCAGCAAGTTGCATATGACTTACTGAGCCGGGATCGTAAAGACATGGTAGACATCACGGAAGGTGCCACGCACTTCCATGGTACCGGAGTTAATCCGGGATGGAAGTTACGCAAAGTGGCCAAAATTGACGATCATTTGTTTTACAAGTAAGATAGCGTAAATACTTTATTACATCGAAGGGGCTATCATGGCACTCAAAACCAAAGTACAAGAAGAGCTAGAAAAATTCCAAGCCGACGAAGAGGACTTGGATGTTGATAAATCAGATTACGGGTTTATCATTAGCAATACTGGAGAGCTAAAAACGTTCTTCTGCCCCGATGATGTAAACGGGTGGCCGCCAAAAGAAGTCTTGAAGATATTTAAAATTTTTAAGATCACTGACTTGAGTGGTTTGTTGCCAGGATCTAGCACTCTACACTAATCGCTTGACACTGTAGAAATTATGTCGTATACTTGCGGCATGAAATTGGTTAAAGTACGCACACAGTGGAAACTGCATTCTGCAAGGATGCCAGTAGCTCTAAGATTTGATTCATGGGGCGATGAGTCGAGAATTGTCGAAACTTGGCTCAAGGAACACCATGGCAACGAAAGTTGGAGCTATTCTGACTGTACTAGTCAGTGGAAAAGTCACTGGGGTACATCGAGGACCACTGGTGGTCCTCGACCTTACTTCATTGGTTTGCGTGACGAATCGATGGTTTCTGTAATCCTCTTAACTCTTAATGTAACATTAGCATGACACAGTTAGTCAACGGTCGTATCCCAGCCAATACGGTGTGCCCATATCGTGACGAGTGTCCTAGTGCAGCCAATGGCGACTGCGGGCACAAAGGTGTAGAGCACACTGTGGCCTATAGCTGTGGATTTGCGCGATTGTTTAATACATTTCAGCGGAAAATGCCACAAAACGGTTGACTCTTTACTAAAGTGGTTGTATAATACATGTATTGCAACAAACAATGTAGGTGAAGAAGATGGCTTATATCTCCCAGGAAATGAAAGCAAAGTTGGCCCCTACCATCAAAGCTATTTGCAAGAAGTATAATGTCAAGGCCAGCATTGCTGTGCGTCATCACAGCACTTTGGTGCTGAACATCAAGCAAGGCAACATTGACTTCCTGGGCAACTTCAACGAAGTTTGCGGCGCTCGCCCACGCGACAACTGCTACCCCTTCCAGCCTGCTACTAAGAATATTGATGTCAACACACATTGGTTTCATGAGCACTTTAGCGGTGTTGCTAAAGAATTTCTGGTTGAAATGGTTGATGCAATGAAGGGTCCCGAGTTTTTTGATCACAGCGACATCCAAAGCGATTACTTTCACTTGTCGCACTACATCGACATCAACATCGGTCAGTGGGACAAACCTTACGTTTTTGTTAAGGCTTAAACGCTATGATTGAAAAGCCCAAGCGAATTTACATCTATAATAATAGCCTGATCTTTGCATATCGAATCAAGTACAGTCAGTGGAAAAATGAATATTTTGATGGCCAAGCTTGGGAGTGCTGGGACGAGTGGAATATCAGTATTGGCTTTGAACCTGTTTGGTTTGCAATCGACAACTGGTACTACGACGGGCACACTAGCAAAGGTATAACCTTGTGCGGGATTACTTTGCGTAAATCTTATTCCTACGAATCGAAGGCAAAAGATGTTCAAGACCATTAGGCGAATTATTGCTGGCGCAGGCTATCTTGAGGGATACGGCGATCATCCTGGCACTGGGGTAGTTGCTGTAAGCATTTTGGCCTGTGGCCTCGCTGGAGCACAGAGAGGCAGTTGGGCTGGATTTTTTGGCGGAATGGCGTTTGGGTTCATTGCTATTATGCCCTTCTTTGCTATAGGGTGCATTGATAGAGCAAAAGCCTACGAGCGTGATGTAGAGAAAACATTTAACATTCTAAAAAAGAGTTGACTGTTTGTCCGAATTTTGTTATAATACACGTATTGTAACAAGGAGCAGATGATGATTCCAGTTGTTGAACTCAGCAAATGTCATTTTAAAGCCCACTGTGGCAAACTCACTCTCCCTAGCGAATACGTTGGCATGCCAAATGCTTTGCGCATCAAAAGCCATCACACTGGCCGAACAGTGTTGTTTCGTCCAATACAAGACACCCATCCATTGTTTTGTCAAGACCAGTGGGACGGCGAACAACAAATTTATGAACCTGTTGAACCAACCAACAATGTAAAGGTGTTGGTAATTTACCATCAATATTAAATGAACGAACTCATGCTCAACTGGGGATACAGCGAGGTTCCTATGCACACGCGACGGGCCCTTGAAGACTACCTTCTACGAGGTTACGAACCGGGCAGTTTTCTAACATCGGTACTATCTAACAATTTCGTTGGGGCAGTTACGCGGGCAGACTCTGAAAATGGCAAACATCTTAAAGAAATTGCCATTTGGATTGTAAATAATATCCCAGTGGGCTCGTGGGGCAACGAAGAAAGAGTGTATAATTGGTGCAAGGACAAAGACGGGGCGCGAACAGAATACGCAACGTCGATTGAACAGATTTACATGTGGAACAAACTTAAGGAACCGACAAATGGATAAGCCGTGGAAAGTAGTTAGCGACATTGAAATGCACTCTAGTCGTCTTAACAAAGAAGCAATTGTTGAAGCTCAAGCCAAGTGGGGCAATAAAGAATTCTTTGACGGTTGCCGAATGGCACTGGACTCTATGATTACCTTTGGTATCAAGCAAGTCCCGGAAAAAACAGATGAGGACGGCCCGGGTTTGGATTGGGATAGCTTTAGCCTAATTGTTACTGGCTTTGTTAATCGCACGTTCACTGGCCATTTGGCTCGCGACACTGTAGCTAACATGATGAAGTCGGCTACCAAGGAACAGTGGAATAACTGGTACCGTCGAATCCTGATCAAGGACATGCGAGCAGGCTTCGGTGAAAGCACCATTAACCGAGTTACTGCTAAAAAGTACCCGCAGTACTCCGTCCCGGTGTTTAGCTGCCAATTGGCACACGACAGCAAAGGGCATGAGGAAAAGGTTACAGGCAAGAAAATCATTGAAGTTAAACTTGATGGTGTTCGTGTTCTTACTATTGCTTACCCAGATGGCCGCGTTGATCAATTCAGCCGCAATGGTAAAGAGCTTGTGAACTTTCCGCACGTTAAGCAACAGTTCGAAGCAGTTGTAGCAGCAGGTGGTGTTAGTCAGCCTACAGTGTTTGATGGCGAGATTATGTCAAGTAGCTTCCAAGACTTGATGAAGCAAATTCACCGCAAGAGTGATGCACAAGCTCAGGATGCTGTGCTCAACTTGTTTGACATTATTCCATTGGCAGACTTTGAAGCTGGTATGTGCAATACTTCGCAAGAAGATCGTAGTCAACTGCTCAAAGTTTGGCACTCTACGTGGGAAGACCAACTGCCCAACGTTACAGTCGTGGGCCAAGAGCTCGTTGATTTGGACACTGATGCTGGGCAGGATCGTTACTCAGAAATTAACGCCCAAGCTATTGCAGGCGGATATGAAGGCATCATGCTGAAAGATCCAACAGCACCTTACGAAGTCAAGCGCAGTGTCGCATGGCTCAAACTCAAGCCCTTTATTGAAGTAACGCTGAAAGCAGTTGCTATCGAAGAAGGTACTGGCAAACATCAGGGCCGCATGGGCGCTGTGTTGTTTGAAGGCACCGACGATGACAAGTTTATCCGTGTTAGTGTAGGCGGCGGCTGGTCCGATCAAGCTCGTGCTCAAATTTGGGCTAGTCACATCGGCCAACCTGTTACCTGGGAAAAGAAAGTTGGCGGTAAGATTACTACTATTACCGAACAGCCAGGCAAGAGCATTATTGGTGACCTCGGTGAAATCCGTGCAGATGCTGCTACTATTAGTCAAGACAGCGACGATGTTTGGAGCTTGCGATTCCCGCGCTTTAAAGTCTGGCGCGGCTTCGGTCCTGGAGAAAAACTGTGACCCATAATCGGGAAACTAATTGGCGCACTGCCGATAAGCGAGATATCAAAGTTAAGGACATGGCGGTTAGTCATTTGGTCAATGTCCTTAACTGGATTACTGATAATCCAGAATCATATACAACAGCTGATTATGAGTTAATGGAATCAGAAGCCAAATACCGACAAACAATTTTGTTTGTAGAAGGCAAAGAGTACCCACAGTTCGTTAGCGGTCGTTGGCGGGTTGTTAATCCAGTTACTGGAAAAAGCCGCATTGATAAGCCACCAGCTGACTATGTTGAAGCAGTTAAAGAAAATGCTGCATACCAAGCAATGGCTGTACGAACACAAAATCGACGAAAGGAAAAATCATGAAAGTTTATTTACTGTACTTTGACATCGACTATGGTAACCGAGAAGCGTGGAATACTTTCTACACACCAGTAGAAGTGTTTGACGATCCAGCAAAACGACAAGCTCGAATTGACTTTATCCGACAACAAGTGGACGAAGATGGTGAGCCAGTTGAGTATGAGTTTCATGAGGTTGACAAGATGGTAATGACAGATGCAGAAATTACAACATGGGAGACTTGAGAATGAGTGATATCGAACGCCAAATGAATTGGCTCAATGGGCTATTAACTAACGGGATTTATAATGTCACGTTTAATAAAATAAACGGTGAACAGCGTACTATGCCCTGTACGCTTAAAGCAGACATGCTGCCCGCAGTTGTAGTCAAAGAGGGCAAAGAGCCTCGTGCAGCCAGAACCGACAGTCTTAGTGTTTGGTGCCTAGACAAACAAGAATGGCGCAGTTTTAAGGTTATGAATGTAACCGAAGTGAAGCCCGTGCCATGAATACTCCCGAAACTACTTGGATCGTGGAACTTGAGGAAGATCCCGAAACTGGCGACTTAATCATGCCACTGCCCGACGAATTAATCAAGGCACAGGGTTGGGAAATTGGTGATACCCTAACATGGGACATCGATGAATCAACAGGCAGTGTAAGTTTATCTAAGAAGACATAGTAATTCTTGCAAACTTTGTAATTTCGTGTTAAAATCTAACATGAAGAAAATGGCAAGAAGCCCGCAACGATATAGCTTTCAAAAAGACTCGTATATTAAAAGATGTTTAGACAGCAAAGAAGAACCCAGTGAATCGTATATGAAAATGTGGGATGATGCAATGAAAACAGATTTGGCACGAGACGATGATTTAGAATGGCAAAGAGATAATCTTGAATATGATTTGAGGACCACCGACTGGATCCTTGAAAAGTGCAAAACTACATCATATGCACAAAATTTGTATGCTGCATTATGCAACATGCAATGGCAACGAATTGCAGTTATACCAATCCTTAAAGATCAATACTGGAGTTGTAGCTGGCGCTATGCTGGTGGCATCGTAGCAAACATTACGGGTCGGGGAGACTACATGGACTGGTATTGCTCGGGCATACGAGATGTTGATTCTGATAACAATGGTTATGTTTCTGAAGGCACTGTAACACAAGAGATCAAAGACGACTTGGCCAAGTTGGGCTGGCAACCGGAGGAATGGCCCCCGGATAGCATTTAAATCGGTAAACTTAGGTATTGCTTTTACTAGATAACTTGTGTAAAATAGCTACATGCTGTAAGGTGCAGCACTTTAATAGGAAAACATCAAATGAAAAACTTTTCAACTGAATCTAAAACTGGACGTCTATTGTCCGCATTGCAAAACGGCGCCGAGATGACTGAAGGTCAAATTCGTGTTCGTTATAACTTGAAGAATCCAAGCGCAACGATTGGTAACATTCGTGCCGGCGGGTATGCAGTTTATGCTAATCGTCACACTGATACCAAAGGCCGTGTTACTACTAAGTATCGCTTGGGCAAGCCAAGCCGCGCTATTGTTGCTGCTGGCTACAAGGCAATGGCACTCGGTTTGGTCTAATCACTAAACAATATTGCACAAAGGGCTCTTAGGAGCCCTTTCTTCTTGACTGTACATATCAACTATGTTAGAATATCATAATGAAAATTACACTTGTATCCGACATACATCTTGAGTTTGGTGCCCAGTCTTTGCCCGGTGGGGAGGTATTGCTACTAGCCGGCGACATTTGCGAGTCTCGCACCTTACGTAAAGACTTCCACAGTACAAAATCGCTCCCATATGTGCCCGGCAGTTTTAAGGCATACGACTTCTTCTATCATGAATGTGCCAAGTACGAACAAGTGTTTATGGTCATGGGCAACCACGAACACTATCATGGTCGATTTGACAAGACGTACAGTGAGTTCAAAGCCATGTTGCCACCCAACGTTACTCTACTCGAAAACGAAGCTGTGGAGTACAAAGGTGTTATGTTCTTAGGTGCAACGCTATGGACTGACTTGAATCGTGGGGATACGTTAACAGCATATCATCTCAAATATATGATGAATGACTACAAAGTTATTACTAATCATTACCTAGATCGAGATGTGTATCATAAACTGACTCCGGAGCATACATTTAAAGTTCACAAAGACACTGTCCAGTATTTTAAGTTGCGACTATCGATGCACCGCGATAAACCATTTGTAGTCATCACGCACCATGCGCCTAGTTCCGCAAGTGTTTCTGACTACTACAAACACGACCACTTAATGAATGGCGGCTATGCTAGTGACTTGAGTGAGTTCATCTTAGATAACGAAAACATCAAGTACTGGGTTCATGGGCATACGCATGATCCCGTAGATTACACGATTGGCGATACCAGAGTCCTATGCAACCCCCGCGGTTACCCAAGTGAAGGTGCAAAATTTGACCCCGCGTTTACTTTTGAAATCGGTTGACGATTTGTCCAAAAGGCGTTATAATAC